TGATAATCTTCTTCAGTCTCGATTGCAATCTTCTCCATTGCATTACGAACTTTACTATTTTTTATCCTAGAAAAAAAGTTTGGTGGATAACATCTACCAACCGCACATACTTTCAATGGATCCCAATGTTGATGAACTGATATCATTTTTCTATCAACCAGTCAATACCCATTCTAGGATCTGAGGGATCTACTGTGTGGGGATCCATCTCACCTTTGGGGAGATATGTAAGTTCACGAAGTGACCTAACATTGGGATCACTTGTAACATTAGTGGGCAATCGTCCAAGAGCGACATTATCATAGTTGAGTTGATGTCTGTCGAATACTGATAATTCATATTCCTCCGTCATTGATAAACAATTCGTTGGACAGTATTCTACACAATTTCCACAGAAAATGCAAGCACCAAAGTCAATAGAATAATTACGTAACTCTTTTTTCTTTGTCTGTTTGTTCATCACCCAGTCAACGACTGGTAGATTGATAGGGCATACTCTTACACATACCTCACATGCTATACACTTATCAAACTCATAGTGTATGCGACCACGATATCTTTCTGATGGTATAAGTTTTTCATATGGATACTGAACCGTGACAGGTCTTCTACCCATGTGATCAAGAGTAACAGAAAGACCCTGCAACATATACTTTGCTGCGTCTCTTATATCTTTTATATAATTTAATATTCCTTTTATCATATTATAGTATAGCATTCATAATGAACTCTTTAGATAGGTTAGGTTTCCCAAACAAATCTAGTTGTACACCGTCAGCATCGACAAGGAGATTCTCGTCAAGACCTTTGCGACTGTGTTCCCAGTAGTATGTACCGTCTTCTCTCTTCCAAAAATAACTGGTGTTGTGTGAGTCCAGTAAGAACACACTGATTAGTTCCTGATGTCTCTGCCAACAGGGATCTTCTAATCTCTTTTCATATTCAGACATGTAACATCATAGCGTGTTGTAATTCTCTAGCATGTTCAAGTTCATCTTCTGCAATCTCTGCAATCTTCTTGTCTTCTGGATGATATGAAAGATACTTGACATATGTTTCATATGCATGCTTTTCAATCTTCATGTTGATATCATAAGCGTCAAGAGGATCAGCAAGATAGTAAACAACCATGATCCAATAATAAAGTAGAACAAGATGTTTGGCAAAGAACCGATCAATCCAATACTTATTTCCTTCTCTAAGTTCCATCTCTTCCAAATGTTCCGTTTCATTTAAAGCTTGATAGAAATGTTCTTTCATTAGATATGTATGATCCTCTCCTCTAAGTCCTAGTGACTCACGAAAATGTAGGACACTAATGAACGAGAAGTACGGTGCTCTAGCAATAACTTCTAGAACCCAGAACCTCTGGAAGTCTCTACCTCTGTAGAGAAAGTCTAAGATATAGATTGTAGTATCTAAGACGAGTGTGTTGATTTGCTTCATATAAGTATATATACCTACATAATACTCAGTCACGTTGTCTCCAATCATCTGATCTTTCTTGATGAAACCAGTCTACGATCTCATCTGGTGATGCGAAACCCCTACGGTGATTACTTGAATCGGGGTCTCCTATATTCAAGTTATTCAGAAAAGAATCGTTTGGATTTGTAACCATACGTCTTGCAGTTTTCAACATACCCCTTGCACTTGTATTTGCCTTTGAAAGTTTTTCTGCCCAAATCATATCTGCTATTGAGACTTCTTGTCCCGCAGCAATGGACTTGCAGATGCCTTCAAGTCGCAAACGGTATTGTGTAGATAACATATTTTGTATATTGCTATATTATCTAGTAGTTTGACAATAGTAACTCTTTCCTATGTTTTTGATCGTTCATATACTCACCCACTGATCTCATTGTGTAGGTTAAATCAAACTCTGATGCTGTCCAATTTAGGAACCTACTTTTTATAACTTGTGTAGTATTATAACTGACTAAACAATCTTGTTTTGATAGGTCACATGCGGTAAAAAATCTATCGTGATTGAATCCTTTGTGCATTGCACCTTTCTTTCCATACAGGTTAGAACCTATCTCATATGGTGGATCAAGATAGCAGAATGCGTCTTCACCATCTAGTAACTCTTCGTAAGATAAGTTTGTTATCTTCCAGTTTTTTATTATCTTCATATATGATGTTAGTTTATTGATACCACGCATTGAAAAATTTGAATCACTTGCCTGTGCAGAGAAAGAAGAAGACTCAGTTAGTCCTGAGAAACTACACTTGTTTACAACATAAAAAGCAACTGCTCTTTCAACATCACTTCCATCAGATAGAATATCTTTTGAAGATAGAAATAATTCCTTTGCTTTTTCTGGATATGGATTATCTTCTTTCAACTTAACGAGTCTTTCCTGCATGATATCCCCTGCTGTTTGTAGACATGCCCAAAAATTATACAAAGGTTCATACAAATCATTCACCCAAATAGGTAAATGAAAATGTTTTTGTGACATATGTATTGCTAAACTACCACCACCTAAAAAAGGTTCACGGTATTCCTTTATACCGTAGGGGAATCTTGAATATATCTTCTCTACTGCTCTAGACTTACCGCCAGGATATCTTAGAGGAGTTTTCAAAGTATTCATGAAGTTCTTTTTTAGGTTCCCAACCCAATAATGTTTTTGCTTTTGTATTATCTGCAAGAGTTATTCTTGCTTCACCAGGTCTTGATGGTATTTGTATTGTATTATAAGGGTTATTGACTAATTTTGCAATATCATTTACAGAATGATTTTTACCAGTTCCAATATTGAATACTCCATTACAATTTGTTTGCATTGCACACATATTTGCTTCCACTACATCTGACACGTGTGTAAAATCTCTCCTCTGCTCACCATCACCAACTATTGTGCATGGTTTTCTTGCCTTCTTTTGCTCCTCGAACAAACCAATCACAGGAGCATATGTTCCCTTTAGCGGTTGACGAGGACCGTAAACATTGAAGTACCTCAAGGTCACGGTTGAGAGTCCGTGCAATTTTGAATACATCTGACATAAAATTTCTGCTCCAACTTTAGATGCTGAGTATGGGTTTAGGCAATCAGTAGGCATGTCCTCTTTTAGAGGAGGTGTGTTTGCTAAACCATATGAGGATGATGTGGAAGAGTTTACAAATCTTTTTACTCCTGCTTCCACAGCACATTTTAGCAGATTGTTAGTGCCAATGTAATTGACTTCTAAACAAGCATCTGGATTTTTCATAGCAATTTGTATTCTACTGAATGCTGCTAAATGAAAAACACAATCTACACCATCAAACAATGGTCTTATCTTATCATAATCTCTTATATCTACCTTATGATTATTTGCTGAAGCATACCAGTGAAATGTATCATTACTGATTGCTGACTCATTGTCTACAACGACGACTTCACTACCATCTTTAAGTAGTCTTTCAACGATGTGAGATCCTATGAATCCCGCACCGCCTGTAACTAAACACTTCATACTATTCGGTTTTAGTATTTTTACTTTTGGCACTTGTTCTCTTTCTAGTTTTTCGCTTTGGTGCCTCTTCTTTTTTCTTTAGATCTGCTAGTTGTTCTTTAGTCAATCCTTTACCAATCAACCAGAATGATGCAACTATTGCTGATACTAGGAAGACAACAATACCGACAACTCCAATATGTTGGATCATCGTCCTACCTTCTGGTGCCGGTTCTGGTACACAGACAGGAATTTCTTGAATAGTTTGTGTTATCTGAGGAGTCACGTCCATAATAAATCTTCGTACATACTAATTATACATTATTTGAACTCACATTGCACCATGAGTTCAGTCATTGCTGCAAGCATGTTGATTTCCTGATCAGCAGCAAATGCTGATTGGTATTGATACTTTGCAATGATGAGAACCGCTTCTGGAATAGAGGACGGTTTCAAGTTTTCGTATATTGAATCGTATACTGATCTTAATATAGAGTTAGGATCGTTGTCAAGATTTTGTACTACCCATTTCCTTACATTTTGAAACTCTTTCTTAGATAAAAAACCTATCAACTCACTTGTATTCGTTGGAGATAGTGCAGTAAGAACTTCACTACCAATCTCACCACTTGTAGAATATCTCTGGCATTCGTTTAGAACTCTTCTCCAGTCAGGAAAATGTTTGTTGATAAGTCCTACTAAAACTTTAGGTTCTGCTTTTACTTTTTCTTCTGTCAGTATTGTCTGTAATCTTTTGAAAAATTTTGCTGCTAGTTCTTGTCTTTCTTTCCCTCTAATTCCAAACTCGACCACCGAGCATCTGCTGTGGAGAGGTTCAATAATTTTGTTCTTGTAATTACAGGTGAAGATGAAACGACAGTTGTTATAAAACGCTTCAATATTTGCCCTAAGAAGGAGTTGTACATCGTGAGTGGTGTTGTCTGCTTCATCTATTATGATTACTTTATGTTTGCCACTGCTCGTCAACGAGACAGTAGAAGCAAAACTTTTTGCTTGGTTTCTTACAGTATCTAGAAATCTTCCTTCGTCAGAACCATTGATTACATAATAATCAACACCTAACTCATTACATAATGCCTTTGCAACTGTAGTTTTACCTACACCTGGTGGACCTGCAAGTAATAAGTTAGGTAACTCACCAGACTGTACAAACTCAGCAAAGGTTTTCTTTGTTGCGTCTGGTAAAATACACTCTTCAATTGTCTTGGGACGATACTTCTCGACCCATAGAAATTCATTGGTCATCTAGTTGTTTGATTTGAAAGATGTTTGACTTGTGGTACTTTTTGATTTTCTTGTATTGTTTGACTAACTTTTTGATAGCGTCTTTGTTTACTCTAGGTGTACCCTTGTCTTCCTTACCTTCACTATTCACTTTTTCTCCTCCCAGAGATATACAAGATAGAGTCCTAGTATAATCCAGAACGCTATCTCTAGTCCATAATTACTCATCGAACTTAGAATCAGGTTCTAATGCAATAAAGTATGTAAGTTTATATGCACTACTATAGAACTTGGCAAGATTCTTCTTAGAAATCTGAACAGTATATCCACCAATAAGTGTCTTGATATTCTCTATCTTAAAATTGAATGAGAATGTGTGTTCAGTATTTCCTACAGTAAGACTATAAACATTCGATGTATCATTCTTACGATCAGATACTATCACTTCTACACTATTACCATTACCTACAACAGATAAGTCTGGTAATTGCATGATAGATGATGCTTTGAGTAAACTCTTTAGGTCTTGCTCTGACAATTTGAACTCCACATCTATACTAGGAAGTTCCATCTTCTTTTCTGGTGGTGCCACAATGACACTGGGATCGCAGAAGAAGAATTTTGTCTGATGATTTGATGTTCCTTTGATTGTTGCATGTGACTGGTTACTAGACACATC